TTGGTGGAGATGAAGGATTTGTAATTCAATGCGAAGACTGCTACATGAATACAGCTTCGATTAATGGTACATATTCCGCAAACTCAACGGATGTCATAGAACTGTGGAACAGAAGGATATAATTTGGTACAACTCCCCCTAAAATCTCCTGTACAATAGAATTGGGAGATTTAGGGGGATTGTGGAAAGGTGGGAGAATATGAAAGCAACGGGAATTATTCGTAGAGTTGATGATTTGGGAAGAATTGTACTCCCCAAAGAGATAAGAAGAAAATTTGGAATCACAGATGGAATTCCGATGGAGATATTTACTAATTCTGATGGGATAGTTTTAAAGAAATACAACACGTCAGAAGAATTGTTAAGCGTAGTTTCTGTTTTGGAAGAAGCTGTTGACGATTCTGTTGATGCTTTGGAAAGAGAAAAAGTGTCTGAAATTCGTGAACATATCAAAGAGATAAGAAATGTCCTGAAATAGGGGGATTGTGGATGGAAAGGGAGAATGAGACTGATTGATGCAGATGAATTGATTAAGATTTTAGAAGAATATGCTAATGACAAAGACAGTCAGGCAATATATGGGGAAGAAAGATTAAGACTTATTTTGGGAGACTGCAAAATTGAAATAGAAAAATTTCCTACCGCCTATGACGTGGATAAGGTTGTGGAGCAGTTGGAGGAAAGGATTAAAAACTTTAAATCCTTAAATTCTGATGATGAAATTGTTGATGTAGCTGTAAAGGAAATACAGAGGGATATTGAAATTGTAAAATCCGGCGGCATTGAATGAAATCAGTGATTGTATGGGTGGTATGGTAAATAGAGCGAGGAAACGGAAATGAAAATGTTGCAAGATGGCGTTGACGTGTATTGCTTGCCAGATAATGCGTATTGCGCCGCAGATGAAGATAAGAGAAGTCCGCTTGACATTGATGATTGTCCTAACGGTTGTGAAGTATGTGAGGGAGATTGTTATTATTATCATGAGGATTGGTGATTTATAAGGACGGTAATTGAATGGATAAGCTAACTTCAAAGCAGAAAGCAAAGGAAGATTGAAACATGATAACAGAGGATAGGTGAGTATATGGCGAAAGGAAAATATGAATACTGGCTTACACAGGAGCAAACGATAAAAGAACTTAAAGCGAATGTTATGTGGGAATCGGTAGGAAATGAAAAGAATTTGGAAGACAACATAGTTGAGAATATCGAAGAGATGTGCGAGGGATTGCATCTTCCTTTGATTGAAGCAATCGGTAGGCAAAAGATGATTAATACAGGGGAGTTTTTCGTAAAGCCAGATATTATGGTTAGGCATATTGACGGAACAATGACTGTATTTGAAGTAAAAAAAGATAATGCAAAATATCCGTCAACTGGAACGTCAAATCAGATGAACGCAGTGGGACAGCTTTTGTTGTATAAAAATGTTCTTGAAAGTATTATCGGCGGATTAGTGAGAGCGGCATTGATAGATAACAAAATCCATTATAGGACGTATTGTGCATTTATAGGGAATAGATTGCCAATAACTCTTATTGATTTTCAGAAAGATAGGGTTTTCGTTCCCTATAATGGTTGGGAAATTGCTGGTTAGGTAGGTGTGAAATGGCTAATGTTGGCAGACCTCCAAAGTATAAAAGCAAGGAGGAAATTCAAGAGAAAATTGAACAATATTTCCAAGATTGCAAAGGGGAAATATTGAAAGATGATGAAGGAAATACAGTTTTTAATAAATTTGGAAATCCTATCATTGTTGGAGAAAAACCCTTGACTGTGACTGGACTTGCGCTTGCTTTGGGGTTTGCCAGTAGACAAGCACTACTAAACTATCAAGGGAAGAAAGAATTTAATGACACTATAACGCGCGCGAAGAGCGTTGTTGAGAAATATGCAGAAGAAAGACTTTTTGACCGTGACGGTTCAAACGGAGCGCAGTTCAGCCTAAGGAATAATTTTAAAGGTTGGGATGCGGATAAAGAAGAAACAGTAACGGAGGGAATAACCATTGTCAACAATATCCCAAAACCAAATACTGCTGACTGACATAATCGCCCCGTCTTTCTATTCCGTTCACTGGGACATAGCGGAGGGCAAGCATACATATTACGACCTTTACGGCGGAAGAGGTAGTACGAAATCATCTTTCATATCCGTTGAGATAGTTTTGGGCATGATGCAAGATCCGCTCGCAAATGCCATTGTATTCCGTAAATATGGCGTGACGCTTAGAGAATCAGTATTTGAGCAAATAGAATGGGCGATTGATGCTTTGGGAGTATCGGGCTTGTGGGCAGGATATACAAACCCCATGAGATTTGTTTACAAGCCGACAGGACAAAAGATTATCTTTCGAGGACTGGATAAAGCAAAGAAAACAAAGTCTATCAAGGTATCACATGGATATTTTAAATATCTTTGGTTTGAGGAATTAGACGAGTTTGCCGGAATGGAAGAAATCCGTACAGTACAACAATCTGTACTCCGTGGCGGCGAGAAATTCATTGTATTTAAGAGTTTCAATCCACCAATCACAAATGCGAACTGGGCAAATCAGTATGTGAATGAGCCGCGTAACAATGCATTAAGACATAAATCAGATTATACGACAGTGCCACAGGATTGGTTAGGACAGCAATTTATTGATGATGCTGAACACCTGGAAGCCACGAACCCCAAAGCCTATCAGCATGAGTATTTGGGTATTCCTGTCGGACTTGGAACGAATATTTTTGAATTTCTGGAAATTCGGGAGATTACGGATGAAGAAATCAGACGGATGGACAGGCTGTATGCAGGGGTAGACTGGGGATGGTACCCTGACCCATATGCTTTTATCATGGACTATTACAATCCAAAGGAAGAAAAGATATACCTAATTGATGAAAACCGCAGGCAGAAGACAGCAAATAAAGATACTGCAAAATGGATATTGGATAATCATGGAAAGGACTTGCATGCAATGCTGTATGGAACAATCTGTGATAGCGCAGAACCTAAATCTATAGCTGACTATAGGGATTTAGGCGTGTGGAATGCAAAAGAAGCATATAAGCCGCCTGGGAGCGTGGAATATGGAATGAAATGGTTGCAGAGCAGAACAATAGTTATTGACCCGAAAAGGACTCCCCACGCACTAAAGGAAATAACGGAATATGAGTACGAGAGGGATAATGACGGGAATGTAATGTCTGGTTATCCTGACCATGATAATCATTTTATAGATGCATTGCGTTACAGCTTATCACCTGTATTTATGCGGAGAATGACACAGGCATAAATTTACATGAAGAAATTAACTATGTGGTAGAAAGGGAAAGGATATGACCATTAGAGAGGGAGCCGTTTTATCTGCATATACAGGAATTTTAATGTGCAAAACGTTTTCGCCAGTGCATGAGTACATAGAGGAAATCATAGGCAGACCAGTTTTGACACATGAAATTCCTATGCTTACTGATGAAATTAAAGAAAAAAGCAGAAAAGAATTTGAGGAAATTATTAAAACTCAAACTTTATAAAGCATCTGCCAATGCGGTAAGGAGAGGATAGGGAAATGAATTGGATATATGCAGGCAACATTGAAAGACCAAAGCAAGATGAAGAAGTGCTTTGTGATTTAGGAAAGGATTTTAATTTCGCTGTAATGGTTTATGATAAGGGAATTTTCTATGACACCAATATTGGAGAATATTACAATCTTGGAACTGATATAAAAAGATGGTGTCATATTGGAAAGCATTATGATGAGCAGTTTTGACTATTGGGAGGATTGACAGAATGAGCATTAGCGAACAGGTAAACAAATTGAGAGAAGCGGTAAAATCATACAGACCATATGTGCCGTATTATGTGATTGGGCTTTTACACAATGCCGCCGACACCATAGAATCCCTATCTGCCAAACTGCAAGCGAAAGAGTATTGTGACGGATGCCCAGGAGCAGATATTATAGAAATTCCATGCACAGAAGAATGTAAAAGACGACATTTTAAAGCGGAAAATATGCAACGGCCAGCGGAGGATTGCGGCGGTGGGTGGATTGAATGTGATAAGGATAATTTGCCGGATAAAGAAGTCTTATGTTGCGACCAGTGCGGAGAAATGATTCTGGGTTATGTTTCCGAGGACAAAACAAGCGATACTGGATTCTGTGCAGAAAATGACAATGTTTATATGTATAACTGTGTTAAGTGGATGGAGAGGCCGAAACCATGATTTGGCAGGTGCAGGAGTTGGAAGAATATGAGAGGGGCGGTGAAAGAGAACTATGAGAATAGTTGTTGATAAAATGCCAACAAAAAGTTCTGAATGTTTACCTTAATCCGTGAAACTCAAACTTGTTAAATGCCTGAAAAGTCTGCGATTATGCAGTTTTGAAGAGCCAAACCAGCACCTTAAAATTCACCCATTTGGTGCGGCAAAATGGCTTAATTTTCCCACTTTTGCATTATTTTCTGGTATAATAGGGACAGCAGAAATCATAACGCGGGGGGCGGACACCAATGAAAAATATTAAGATCGAATTCACCAATGAGCGTATTATCCCGGCTTCAGGACTGGCAGTCGTAGGTGCCATCCTGGGCAAGAGCGATTTCGTAAAACGCTGCAACCGTATGGATGTCACAAAGAACCGTTCACAGCACCAGATTAAAAATGGTGACATCCTCCTTACATATATCGGTCTGCTGACTATGGGTAAACCTGCTTACGAGTCCGTCCATGAGTTTGATGATGACCAGGAGTTTTATAAGTATGCCCTTGGCATCACCAGGAGCATCCCTTCCGAGGAGACATTACGCCAGCGGATGGATGACATTGGTGCTTCCCTGCGCCCCCAGATCCTTTCCGAGAACATAGAGATGCTCAGGACAAACGGTATTGTCCCGGGGAAGCTTCCAAACGGCTATGTTCCTGTGGATATTGATGTCACGCCTTTTGACAATTCAAAAACGCAGAAACAGGGAGTCTCGCGAACTTATAAAGGCTGCGACGGGTATGCGCCCATCATGGCATATATAGGAACCGAAGGCTACCTCATCAACTGTGAGCTGCGCGAGGGGAAGCAGCACTGCCAGAAGCATACACCGGAATTTTTGCGTGAAACGATACGTTTATGCCGCGAGATCACAAATGAACCTCTCCTTGTACGCCTAGACTCCGGGAACGATGCCGCGGAAAACATCGGCATACTGATTGAAGCCGGATGCTGTTTCATCATAAAGCGGAACCTCCGCAGGGAAAGCAGGGAGGAATGGCTTTCCATGGCGGAATCCTGCAGCAAGGATGTCCAGACCCCCCGGGACGGCAAGACTGTCTATATAGGAAGCGACTGGAAGCCCGTCACATATAAAACACAATCCGGGGAAGAGAAAACCATTACCATCCGGACAGGATATGAGATTATCAACCGTACAATAGACAAGTATGGACAGTTTCTATTTCCAAATGACATCGAAGCCAACACCTGGTGGACCAACCTGGGGATGAACGACCATGAGATCATCAGCCTGTACCATGCACATGGAGAATGCGAGCAGTTCCACAGTGAAATAAAAACAGACATGGACCTGGAACGTCTGCCGTCCGGTAAATTTGACACAAATGAGCTGGTGCTGGAGCTTGCTATAATTGCATACAATATCCTGCGCATGATAGGGCAGGAGTCCATAGGCCGCCGGGGGACGGAAACCAGACACAAGGTAAGGCGCCGTCGGCTGCGCACCGTGATCGGGAACATGATCATGATGGCGGGCCATGTGACAGAGCATGCCCGCCAGCTGATCATAGGGCTGGGCCGGAGCAACGTGTGGCGCTATGCATTCCAGGGAATATATACTGCATTTGCGGATTTCTATGCATAAATAAGCCTTCATACAGAAAACTTCCTGCATATAGGGGGAGTAGTGCGCCCATTTATAGGAAGATGGATAAGATTTAGCAGTATATTTCCACATTTATGCAGATTGATTCAACATTATCAAGGTACACTTTTTACTTTTTGCCAATCTGATTGTAGATTGGCATATAAAAACAATGAGTTTCACGGATTCAGGTGTTTATATAAAAAATATTACAATCAGAATATTGACGGATGGACGTGTGGATTTTTTGATATAGATTTGTGTTGTTTGGAGCGTGGAATGGCGTGCCCATACCTATGTGAATCAAAACAATGTAATAAAAGGAAATCTGGAATAAAGCAGATTAAAAAGAAAATTCTTCCGCAGTATTTTAAAGAGGTGTGCGCCGAAAATAAACGGTTTGAACTGCGGAAAGATGAAGATGATGTGCAAGTCGGTGATGAACTTGTGCTTGAAGAATGGGATCCGGACAAAGGGTATACGGGCGAAGTTGCATTAAGACCAGTTACATACGTTCTACGGAATGTGCCAGAATACGGACTAATGGACGGGTACTGCATTATTGGATTTTGAGGGTGGCATAAATGGGTTTAATCGCATGGTTTAAGGAGAAGATAAAGATGTTATTTAAAACGGACGCTGAAAAGGCTTTCGGTGTGGAAACGTACTTGTCGCCGGAAATGGACGCTGCCATTAAGCTGTGGGGGCAGTTGGAGAGCGGCAAGCCGCCGTGGGTAAAGGACGATACCAGGACTATCCGATTTTCAAACACCGTTGCCCGGGAACTGGCTAAGCTGATTACACAGAACATTGACATTAAGGTGCAGTCAAAGTATGGAACCGGAGAAACCGCCAAGAGAATCCAGAAAGCCATTGATGATTATTTCTTGAAGAATGCCCAGCGAATTATGCAAGATGTGATTATGTTGGGCGGCTCTATGGCGAAATGGAACGGTAAAGGCATGGACTACATACCGCCGGATCGGTTTCTTGTGACTGAATTTGACAGTAATGGGGAAGTGACCGGGGCGATATTTTTCTCATACTACGCCGGGGAGAGTGTGTCTGTCAAAGTGTACAGAGTTTCCAATAAAGCGTTTGTTTCTGATAACCAGGACGAAATCGGCCGGCCGACAGACCTAAAAAATACAAAGTGGGCGGATATTGTGCCGGAGTTTACAGCGGAGAACCTTGAAAAACCTTTATTCGTGTACATAAAGAACCCATACAGCAACACCATAGACCCGGACAGCCCATTGGGGGTATCGTGCTTTAGCGAGTGCGTAGAGGAACTGCGCTGGCTGGATATTGCAATGTCCACGCTGGGGGTGGAAACAGAGGATTCCGAGCCAAAAATGATAATCGGTCAATCTGCGATACAGTATGCAGAAGCGAACGGAATCGAACTTCCACGAATGGTGCTCAAGACTGGACTGGACGATATGACAGACAAGCCATTTGAGCAGTGGCAGCCAACGCTACAAGTTGCGAGCCGGACAGACGGAATAAATTTCCTTCTCTCTATTATTTCTTACAAGACCGGGTTTGACTCTGGATATTTCGTCTTTAACGGTCAGACTATTTCCGTTGCTACTGCTACCCAGGTAGAAGCAACGGAGCGGCGTACAATTAACACCGTGGGAGATTACCGGGACATTCTATCATGCCCTGACAGCAACGGAGATGGGCGCATAGGGGCGATTCATGACATAGCCTAT